AACCACGCATCTTCTTGAGACTCTATAAAATACAACATCTCCCCAGTAGGAGTGTCGTTTGCTACAAAAGCATTATACAAAATTGCGTTAACGTTGCCACTAACATTTTCAATAACCCAGTCTATCTTATCAGCTTCGCTAATGTTTCTAGTCTCTACCGCAACGTCCATAAAGTCCAACATTTGTTGGTGATAAGTCAGTAAAGGAAACATCTGACGAAGCTCCTCACCTATGTCGTCCCCAAATCTTGAAGGATATGCTGCGTCTAAAGCTTCAAGTAGTATACGAGATCTGGAACCTGTAGGAACTGACTCGTCATCAGTTGGGACAAAAGGATTCTCTTCGTCTAAATTTACGGTTACCCCAATTTCCTCTTGTGTTTCTGTCGGCTGAAGTGCAAGAACAATCCTAAAAAATATATCAGGGTTAATTAAAGCATGACTTTCCAATTTAGGAAACACAACACTCATCTCTTTTGACTCTTGAGTAGTCATAAACCAAGCGTCCCATAAATTAATTATTTCTTGTGTGGCTTTTGCAAGATGAAAATTATACCTTTCTCTGCCACCTGACGTGCCAATGTCAATATCATTAGGTATGTCGCTAAAAGGAAATTTACCAAGGTCAGCTTTTGCACCAAGACCTATGCTTTCTAAGAAATTCTTTTCAGCTTGTTTCACAGGTAATTCTTCACCATCAACATACCTATCATAGATAAACGCAGTAATAATATTGTCATAGTTCTGACGCAAACCTAAAGCTATTAAGTCATCAGTGTCAGGTCTAGAGTCTACAGGCATTCCTTCTTTAATAAGTTCTAGTGATCTTTTTACACTATACAGCATATTATTTTCAACTTGGTCAGGTCCATAAACCCGAAGACCACCGATAATATTTGCAAGAGCCAAACCTTTAGTTTGATCTCCTGTCAGCTTTTCATAGAACTTTATAATCCTGTCTATTGCTGGGTTAAACATGCTAGCGACAGTTAAAGCTACGTCTTTAGGGTCTTCTATTTTCTTTTTAGTAAATGAGTTTTGTTGATTGACTAAGTTCATCATTGACACAATCATGTTAGGCCCAAAGCCTGCAGCTAACCCTGAGAATTGTAAAAGTAATTGTGAGAAATTTCTATCAGAACCAAAAACTTTACCAAAAAATTCATCTGTTTCAGTTCTTTCTGGTTCACCGCCTAGTATGTCAGTGGCGAAATCTTCAGTAAATCTGTAGCCTTTATAAAGTAAAGCAGGAATAGCAAACACAGCTGACATAGTTTGAAAAGCTGATGTTAGTGGAGCGTCCATACCTATTAAAGCACCGCCGTACCTACGCATGCCCGCTAAAGATGCCCAATAAGGTAACGGAGTACGGTTATCAGTGTCTCGTTCTTCTCCGGTAAACCATTCCACCATGTTGTCGGTAAACGCTTTTTCTATTCTTGCGGCGTTTGCAACTCTGGCTGGCATAGTAGCCATAGCTCCTAGTTGAACTGCTGTGTTTTTCCTGAAGAACGTGTAGAACCTGCTAAACTTATCTCGGAAGGCTTGTTCTTTTACTGTTAAATCTTTATAATCAAACAAGTACTTTCTAACATTTACTGAGGCTGCATCAGCTGTCATACCCTGCGCTCTACTAGATAAGAACAAAGCCCCACGAGAGTTGTTTTCTATGGCAGAGTTAAGTGATCTAGATATTTGTGTTATGTTGTATTTACCAATAGCAGCTGTGCTGAATATGTCGTCCGCTTGTGTGTTGTAAATACCGTACGTGTCTAATTCTTTTATGAAACTGACGTCTGCTCTTGTTAAAGAACCGGAGCTAATCATTTCATCATAGATCTCATCTAAAGGACGTCCGCTTGCTTTTTGTATTCTTTGTGCTTGTGCCCTAGCAGATTGTAGTTTCATAGACCTAATAAGGTGCGAAGGATTACGTAATCCGCCTAGGTACGCTAACAACATGTTGCTCTGTGCGTTTCTAGTTAAAAACGCAGGGCTTAAAAGTGCGTACCTAGCCCACCTGTCAGACTGCACTCTTAGTATGTTCTCAAACTGACTTAAATTTTGACGGTCTGTTAAGATGCTAAACAATGTTTGTGCGTCTTCTGCTATTTCTTTTCTAATAAACACAACAGTTCCGTCATTCATCATGTCTGTAACTAATTGCCCTTTAGCATTTGTAAGAGGAACAAAAGAAGGTTGGCTCATACCAAATGGAGAGACTCTGCCGCCTCCTAGAGTAAACTGACCGCTGTCGTCAACGTATCCTAGTTGCCCCGTTTTTCTTGCTTGAGCTATTTGCTCTGAAGTTAACTTAGCTGTCCTAGCCATTGGCGCTCCTGTACTGTCAACTACTTTAGTTAAACCATGTAAATAGTCCGTTAGCACGTGTGCGTTAAATGCAGCTTTAGATCGGACAGTCCAAGCATCTAAATAATTAATAGTAAACATGTCACCAATATTTTGTGCCCTTTGTGCAGCTGCAGCTAGCTTTACTTGACCGCTAGGTGTCAAATCTACTGAAGACCACGCTTGACCTGCATTGCCACCTATCTCTATATACTTATCTTGAAAAGTTTTTTGAACGTAGTTTCTAAACTCATCGTTTACTAGTGCAAGATCTTGTATTTCAGGAGCTATGCCTCTTCTCTTCAAGAACAAATCTCCCATAATAGAAGTCGCACCTTGTCTCTGTGCGTCTTTATTGAACTGCTTAGCTATGTCATCTAGTAAATCTACAAAGTAACCTTGTCTAATAAATTCTTTGCCAAACTCTTTTTCTAAACCTTTAACCCACTTATCCAACACTGTTCGCACACCTAAGTCTAAGCCAGTCCAGTTTTTAACGTTAATCCTTAGCCAGTTGGCAACATCATCAGTTTCCATACCTTGACGAATATTAGCAGAGACTCTAGGAGTGTAGTTGTACCTGTCTAGTTTATACGCTTCTTTTATATCGTTAGGTATGTAGCTCCATATCTCGTCTCTTAACTCGTCAAACGCACGAAGCCAGTCGCCTATGTCTGTGCCTGCTTCAAATTCCCTAAGCAATAAATCTCTGTTAACTTTACCACTTGTAAATTGTCCTATTAGAGAATCTGAACCTATTTCAAAACTTCTAGGCACAGTAGTTCCTTTAACTATCTGATCGTCTAAACTTTCCCACGCTTGCTTTGCTCGCATAGCTAGTGATGGCTGACCAAACTCATTCATTCTAAAAACTCTGTTAACCCAATTCTTGTAAGCTAACGCAGCTTTTTGATCTGCCATCACAAATGGAGTTCTTGTAGCGTCTGCCACTTCTTTTCCGTAGGCAACTTCTACTTCCCACCTAGGTGAGAATGTTTTTCTAAATTGGTTTATTAAATTAAATTTTAGAAATACTTGAGTAAATAAACTAGGCGCTTTATACATCATAGCGTTTATAATTGGCGCACTTAACACTTCTGACAGCTGCATAACGTAAGCTCTTTTTGCTGCTTGACCTTCAGGGGTGGCAGGGAATATTGTTTCATCACTAAGATAGCGAAGTAAGTCATCGGCGGTTTGTTGTATTGGTAATTGTGTTTGACCTGCATTTAGATTAAAGACATCATCTAAAGCGGCTGTCGCAGATGCAGCAGTTGTAGGGTCTGATGGAGTTATGACAGGCCTATCAATACCTGTAAGATCTGGCTCATCTAATAATGTAAATAATGGACCTTGAATAGGCTCTGTTATTTCTTCACCCTCTTTAAGTTTAGGGTAGCTATATGCTTTCCATTCTGCACCTATCATAGAGTTGTACCAAGTCATCTGCTCCACTGTAGGGTTAGGAGTTCCCTTAGCCCACGGCACTCCCAATATGTCTGCTCTTGAGTCAGCAAACATTTCAACAGGATAATACAATCTAATCCATTCACGCATTTGATTCTGGGCCGCTATTCCTGCTGATAGTTCTGGGTCTGGCTCCCCAAAAACATCATCTACATCGTCTGACTTTTTTGCTGCGCTTTCGCCGACTTCATCAACTCCTTCTAGCATGTCGTCCCCAAAGTTTGCCGCTTCATCAAAAACAGTAGGACTAATCATAAATTCTTCAGGCACCGGCGTTAGTGTACCATCTGCGTGAACTACTACTCTTGAATACTCACTTGCTCTTCTAAATCTATTAGCAGGTATAATTGTTCTACCATAATAACGTATCCCGTCTCGTCCTCCTCTTTCTAATTGGCTCATAATTATTCTAAGATCGTTCTCTATCTTAGTTAATTTTGCTCCGTTAAGATTACGTATGCTTCGCATTGCGTTACGAAACCTGCCTGTGTTAGGTAGCTTTGCATACACCATTTCAATATGTTGACGTAGCACTGCCTCTAAAATAAATTTATCGCTATCATCTAGTGATCTAAACCCTGTATCTTTTAACTTGTTAATAGCTGCAAATAA